AATTCATCAGGTGATACAACAACATCAACCTATAGTTTAGCAACAAGTATTACAAGTTTAGATTCAACAAGTAGAGTTTATTTTTTACAAGAAGTTGAAGATGGTAAATTTGAGATTTATTTTGGTGATGGTGTTATTGGTAAATCTTTATCAGATGGTAATATTGTAATAATGGAATATATTGTTACAAATAAAACAGAATCAAATGGTGCTTCTAACTTTGCTTTATCAGGTTCAATTGAAACCTTTTCAGATGTTTCAATCACAGCAGCTTCAGTTGCTCAAGGTGGAGCTGAACCACAAACAAAAGAATCAATCAGATATAATGCTCCTTTACAATACTCATCACAAGACAGAGCGGTCACTACAGGTGATTATGAAACAAAAGTATTAGAGTTATATCCAAATGCTCAATCAGTTTCAGCATGGGGTGGTGAAGATGATGAAACGCCAGTTTATGGTGTTGTAAAAATTGCTATTAAGGCAGCTTCAGGTTCTACTTTGACAGACGCTACAAAAAAAAGTATTGTATCTCAATTAAGAAAATACAATGTTGCTTCTGTTAGACCAGTAATTGTTGATCCAGAAACAACTTCTATTATTTTAACTTCAAATATAAAGTATGATGAAAAGGCAACAACAAAAAATACTAATACTTTAAAATCGGAAATTACCACAGCAATTTCAAATTACAATACAAACACATTACAAAAATTTGATGGTGTGTTTAGACATTCAAAAGTTACAGGTTTAATTGATGATGTTGATAATAGTATCTTGTCTAACGTAACAAGTTTATTGATTAGAAAAATATTTACTCCAACAATAAGTTCATCAACAAGATATGATATATATTTTAGAAATGGTATATTCAATCCACATGCTGGCCACAAGTCAGGTACTGGTGGTGTAATTACTACATCAGGTTTTAAAGTACCAAATGATGAAAAGATTTATTTCCTTGATGATGATGGTAATGGTAATATAAGAAGATATTATTTTGTGGGTGCTGTAAGAACATATGTTAATACAACACAAGGAACAGTCAATTACACTACAGGTCAAATCACTATTAATTCATTAACAGTTGCATCAGTAGAAAATATAAGAGGAGCTTCATCTACTATTATTGAAGTAACTGTTGAGCCAGCTTCATATGACATTGTTCCTGTAAGAGATCAGATTATAGAAATTGACACAGCAAACTCGACAATCACAGTAGAAGCAGATACATTTGTTGGTGGTTCGGCTGATGCTGGTGTAGGTTATACAACAACATCTAACTACTAATGGCAACATTTAAAGACAAAATATCGCAACTGATTAATAGTCAGGCTCCAGAGTTCGTTGTTGAACAACACCCTAAATTTTTAGAATTTGTAAAATCATATTACACTTTTATGGAATCTGCCGAGTTAGATGTAACTTCGGTTCAAACAACAGATGGTATTCAATTAGAAACAGAAACGGCACAAAATAATACTTTAGTATTAGATGGTTCTCGTATTGATTCCGATAGAACACAATTAGACGCTAATGATAAAATTATTTTAGAGAGTTCTACTTTTGGTAAATTTACAAGAGATGAAACAATCACAGGTCAAACTTCAGGTGCTATATCAACAGTTCTTACTGAAGATTTAAATAGTGGCCGTTTATTCATATCAGCACAAGACAAATTTATAATAGGTGAAACAGTTTTAGGTACTTCTTCAAATGCTAGTGCTATTATTAATAATTACAAACCAAATCCTGTTACCAATATACAAGAGTTATTAAACTTTAGAGATCCTGATAAAGTAATATCTAATTTCTTAACAAAGTTTAGAACAGAGTTTTTAAATACATTACCTGAAAATCTAAATTCAAATGTTAGTAAAAGAAGTTTAATTAAAAATATCAAGTCTGTTTACAGAGCAAAAGGTACAAATAGGGGCCACGAATTATTTTTCAAATTATTATTTAATGAAAATTCTGAAACAATCTATCCAAGAGAAAATATTTTAAGATCGTCTGACGGTAATTTTGACACTCAATTAATAATGAGGGCTATACAATCAAATATTCAAATTTCTACAGGTGATACGACTAGTTTAGTTGGTCGAACAATTACTGGCGAAACTTCAGGTGCTACAGCTATTATTGAAAATGTATTTAAATTTCAAATTGGAGAAAATGAAGTAACTGAATTTATTTTAAATGAAGATACAATATCTGGTACTTTTCAAACAAGTGAAGTTATTAGAGGTACAGAAACAGATGAAGATGATATTTTTATTAAAGCTACTGTTACGGGTATTCCTAATTCAATAACATTAACAAATGATGGTACTTTATATACCGAAGGAGAAACTGTTAATTTTGTAGGTGGAGGAACAGGAGCTATTATAAATGTTGACGCTATCGGTAGAGGCAGTTTAACAAATTTTTATGTTGATGAAGGTGGTTCTGGTTATGAAATTAATGATGATATTGTATTTAATAATACAGATACAGGTGGTGGTTCAGCAAGAGCAAAAGTTTCAGTTGTAAATGGTGGTATTGCTCCTGAGGCAAATACAACTGGTATGGACGCAACAGATCATATCGTATTAGAAGATGAAACTGTAAGAGGTGATATTTACACAGGTAATAAAATTGTACAAGAAAGTGGCTCAGGTTCAGGTGATATTACAGATATACGAATTATAAATGCTGGTTCAAACTATCAATCTTTACCTATTGTAACAGTTGATGATACAAACGGATCAGGCGCTACAGTATTTACTTACGGTTCAGAAATAGGAAGAATCTTATCACTAAAGATAGTAGAGTCTGGTGCTGAACATCAATTATCTCCTAGTCCACCTAGTTTAACTTTAAGAAAAAAAGTTTTAGTGTTAGGTAAATCAGGAAACTTTTTGACTTCCGAAACAGTTACAGGTATTGCTTCAGATTCTACGACAGTTACAGCAACAGTTATTTCATTTGATACAGATAGAAACATTTTAACTTTAAGTAATTCTACTGGAATATTTGCTGAAAACACAACGATTACAGGTGGTACAAGTGGAATTACAGCTAACGTAAAAGTAACTGATCTAGCTACAGCAACAACAACAGTAGGAGCTACAGCAAATACAGCAGGTACTTTTTTAAATGAAGATGGTTTTATATCTGAAACTACAATGAAAATACAAGATAGTTTATACTATCAGGACTTTTCTTATGTTATTAAAGTTGGTCGAACAATTAATGACTGGCGAGATAGTTTTAAAAAGACAATGCACACAGGTGGGTTTTACTTTACAGGTCAAGTTAATATTCAAACACAGGTTGATGCTCAATTAAGAAGTTTCACAGGCACTAACAGTGGATTAGTATTTGACCCAGGTGTTGATCTAGTTATTAATACTCTATTCTCAACAATCTTTGGTAGAAGATTAGGAACAACAACAGATGGTACAACATTAAGAGTAAATCCAGAGTTGGGTGTTGATCCAGATTTATCAGATTCTACGATTACACCTTTAAACAAAAATACAAGAGATTTAACACTAAATCAAGCTATTACTATAATCTTACCAGAAATTAAAGAAAAAACTGCTATTAGAAATAATACTACAAGATATGGTGTACCTGTTGCTGGTCCTACACTAAAAAGTATTGGCAGATTTTCTTTAGGTTCTAACTTTAGTAATCAAACATCTATAGAAATACTAAATGCTTTAAGACTAGGTGGTACACTAAATAGTAATATTGATGGTGAGTTAAATAATTTAAGCGATTTTAACTTTAAATTAAAAACTAATTTTGCTATACCCTCTGAAATATGGCATATATCTGGTAATACTTTTGATGAAACTTTAACAACATTTGACCAGACAGATGTTAAATTTGATGTTGTATAAAAATGATTATAAATAGTAAAGAGAAACTAGTTATAACAGTAAATAATGAATTAAAACTTGTTAAACAAGACTATGAAATAGTAAATGATCAGTTAGTTTTTAAACAAGCACCCGAACCAAATGCTAAAATAACTGTTATAAAAAAAGTAGAAGAAAAGTAAAATGGCAAAACAAATAATTAACATAGGTACTACAGACAATGATGGAACAGGTTCTACTATTAGAGCTGGTGGTGATATAGTTAATGATAACTTTACAGAAATTTATTCAACACTTGGTGATGGTTCAACTATCACTTTTGATTTATCTGGCGCTACAAATGGTCAAGCATTAGTTTACAATAGTTCAACAAGTAAATTTGAACCAGGTACTGTTGCCTCACTAACTGGTGTAGAAACATTAACTAATAAAACTATAAATTTAGCGAATAATACTATAACAGGTACTACGGCAGAATTTAATACTGCTTTATCAGACAATTCATTTGCCACTTTGGCAGGTATCGAAGCGCTAACAAATAAAACATTTAATACTACAAACACATTCCCAACATTAAGTTTGTTAGATGAATCTTCATCAGCTGGTACGGTATCTTTAGGGGGTACATTACGAATTGATGGCGATTCGAGTATAACAGCAGCTGTGTCAGGTAGTACATTTACCATCTCTTTACAATCCGGTATTGCTGCTACTAAAATAGCAGACGGGACAATATCAAACACAGAATTTCAAACTTTGAATGGGGTGACTTCAAACATACAAACTCAATTGGATGGAATATCTGGAGGATTAAATTCTAAGACCGCTGCTATAGTGTTAGGATAGTTTAAAAACGTGTATAAATATAACAAAGAATAGAGAATTATGCCAGCAATTATAACAAACAAATTTAGAATCCATAATCAGGAACAATTCGTTGAGTCTTTTACAGAAGCTTCACCAAATGTGTACTATATGGGTATTGGTAGACCACAAGCGTGGGCTACGTCCACAAGAGGCGACAGCCGTACTCAATACGAAGGCACAGATGGAACTCCATTAACACCAGTTGATTCAGTATCACAAGAGTTTCATACATTTGATGATATTTTAGCAGCTAAAAAAGTTACAAGTTCAGATGTTTCGGTTGTTATTCCAAGAAGAAATTGGACTACAGGAACAGTATATGATTATTACAGACACGATTATGGTCATTATGTAACAGGTTCAACTTCAAGTGTAGTTACAGCAGATAGTGGTGTTACAGCTTTATATGACGCTACTTTTTATGTTTTGAATAGTAATAATAATGTTTACAAATGTTTAGACAATAATGATGGAGCTAACTCAACAGTAGAACCAACTGGTACATCAACATCAATATTATCAACAGCAGATGGTTATAAGTGGAAATATATGTACTCTTTATCTGCCGATCAACAAACAAATTTTTTATCAACAGATTTTATGGCCGTTGCAACAGACTCAACAGTGGCCGCTGCTAACACAGCCGGTGCTATTGATATTGTAAAAATCAAAACTGCTGGATCAGGTGGTACAGATGGTACTCATACTGGTATTGCTATTAAAGGTGATGGTTCAAGTGGTACAGTTTCAGTTACAGTTTCATCAGGAGTTGTAACAGCAGTAACAGTTACAGCAGGAGGAACAGGTTATACATTTGGTTACATAAGAAACGCTGATATAGTTTCAGCA